TTTTCATGATTTATTTGACATTCTTATCTGCCATTATGTTATCTGGTATTGCCGCTTATTATTCCGTAATTGGATTGGCGGCAATCTTTACTGGTGCTTTTTGGCCAATCGTTTTTATGGGTTCGGTCCTTGAGATGAGTAAGTTAGTTACTGCATCATGGCTGTATCGTAATTGGAAGACCTGCCCACTTTTATTAAAAACATATTTGACATCAGCTGTAGTAATTCTTATGTTGATTACAAGTATGGGTATTTTTGGTTTTTTATCTAAGGCACATATTGATTCTACATTAGATGCTGGTTCAAATATTGTAGAAGTGAAATCTTTGAATCAACAAGAAAAGATGACACAAGATAAATTGGATTATTTGATGGCACGTGCCAAAGAACCATCTAATGCCAGTAACAAATTAGATAAACAAATACAAGATACACAAAGAGAACTGGCAGATATTAATAAAAGAAAATTACCACTTTTAAAAGAATCAAATAAACTAGTGGCAGAAGTTGGACCTATCAAATATGTTGCCGATATGATATATGGTAATGATGAGAATGGTTTAGATAAAGCAGTAAGACTGGTAATCATGCTAATAATGGTTGTATTTGACCCATTAGCTGTGTTATTATTGATATCTGCGAATATTAGTTTGAAAGAGAAAGATGAGAGCAAGACTGACGATACCGAGATTTCTTCTGAAGGTGGGATTTCAACAATTCAAAGTGATGAAGAACGGGAGAGTAATAAAATTGAAATCGAAAAAGAAAACATCGCTTCAATCGAGACGCCTGTTCAATCAAAAAAGGTTAAGTCGGCCGGTATCTCCACCAAAATACTAGAGCCTAAGTATGATTATGAGGCACCATATTCGTTTCGTGAAAAGGAAAGTAAATGAGCATTTTAGATAAAATCAAAAAGAATAGTAGTATTAAAGAATCTGCTATTCTATCGAAGTCCAAGTTCTTCACTCAGAAGGACATGATCCCAACTTCAGTACCAATTATTAACGTGGCCTTGAGTGGTCGTTTAGACGGTGGTTTAACACCAGGTCTTACAATGTGGGCAGGTCCATCCAAACATTTTAAGACAGCATTTTCATTATTGATGGCCAAATCTTACTTGGACAAATATCCTGATGCAGCTCTTTTATTCTACGATTCGGAGTTTGGAACGCCGCAATCCTATTTTGATTCCTTTGGTATTGATACTAGTCGTGTTCTTCATACCCCTCTTACTGACATTGAGCAGTTGAAGATTGATATCATGCAACAGATGAATCAGGTTGAACGTGGTGACCATCTGATTATTGTTGTTGATTCAATTGGTAATTTGGCATCTATCAAAGAAGTTAATGATGCCTTAGAAGGTAAAACTGTTGGTGATATGTCCAGAGCAAAGGCAGTTAAGTCTCTATTCAGAATGGTAACTCCACATTTATCACTCAAAGATATTCCAATGGTTGTAGTTAACCATACTTACATGGAAATTGGAATGTTCCCTAAAGCAATCGTTGGTGGTGGTACAGGTTCATATTACTCAGCTGATAATATTTTTGTATTGGGTCGTCAACAAGAAAAAGACGGTAAAGAAATTACCGGTTATAATTTTATTATAAATGTTGAAAAGAGTCGTTATGTCAAAGAGAAATCTAAAATCCCTGTATCTGTTACTTTTGATGGCGGTATTAGCCGTTGGTCAGGGTTACTTGATATCGCACTTGCTGGTGGATTTGTTGTTAAACCCTCGAATGGATGGTATAGTAAAGTTGATCCAAAAACAGGCGAAATAGAAGAAAAGAAATATCGTGAGAAAGAAACCGATACCAAAGATTTCTGGATGTCACTTATCACAAGTACGAAATTTCAAGATTATGTAAAAGACCAATATCAAATTGCTTCTGGTGCCATTATGCAAGATGGTGAAGAAGATTTGTTTGATACGGTGGAGACTACTAACGGAGTGGAAGATGATTGAAGGTATTGATTATTGTTTTATCTATCCTAAAGAAGATGCATCTGCGGTACATATTAAATTCTTAGACGGACCATACAAGAATACCATATTCAAATATGGTAAAGTAAAGTTTGAAGAAAAAGGTGCAGATGTCTATTTACTTTTCGCTTATGATGTGATAGAATCTCCTGTAATGAAGCCTAAGAAGATGGAAAAAGATGAAGCATTTAGAAACTATATTGGTGACTTGCTCGTTGAGCTTATGTCATCTAACATTGAGCAGGAAATAATTGATGAAACTGGAACAAGCGATTCTGAAATCACTGATATTCAATGAAGAATATCTAAGAAAAGTATTACCATTCCTTAAAGAAGAATATTTCTCTGACAGAACAGAGAGGACATTATTCAATGAAATTACATCATTCACGCAGGACTACAATACACCGCCATCGATTGAAGCACTTAGTATTGCCGTCAAAGAAAAGACCAATCTATCAGATGACGAAGTTAAGAACTGCGAAACTTATCTCACGGAAATTAACAATCATCGCCAAGAACAAACCGAGGTTCAATGGCTTGTCGACAAGACGGAAAAGTTTTGCCAAGAGAAGGCGATATACAATGGTGTATTACGGGCCATTTCTATTCTCGATGGAAAAGACAAAGCCCAAGACAAAGGTGCGATTCCCTCTATATTATCGGACGCCTTGGCGGTATCCTTCGACACAACAGTAGGACATGATTATCTTGAAAACTCTGATGCTCGCTTTGATTTCTATCATAGAAAAGAGGAGCGAATTCCTTTCGACCTCGATTACTTCAACAAGATTACAAAAGGTGGTCTTCCAACTAAGACTCTCAATATTGCTTTGGCTGGTACGGGTGTTGGCAAATCTTTGTTTATGTGCCATGTGGCAGCAGGCGCTATGGTCCAAGGCAAGAACGCTTTATACATCACTATGGAAATGGCTGAAGAAAAGATAGCAGAACGAATTGATGCTAACTTATTGAATGTTACCTTAGATGACCTGATTGATTTACCAAAAGAAATGTATGATAAGAAAGTTGCCAAAGTTAAAGAGAAGGTAACTGGTAAACTTATTATCAAAGAATATCCAACAGCATCCGCTTCCGTCACACACTTTAGGACATTACTAAATGAACTTAATCTTAAAAAGTCTTTTGTTCCTGATATTATCTTTATTGATTACCTTAATATTTGTTGTAGTTCTCGTATTAAGGCTGGCGCAAATATTAATTCGTACACCTATGTTAAATCGATTGCTGAAGAACTTAGAGGACTTGCGGTGGAGTTTAATGTGCCTATTGTTAGCGCCACACAGACCACTCGATCAGGATTTACAAGCAGCGATCCAGGTCTTGAGGACACCAGTGAATCATTCGGACTCCCAGCCACCGCAGACTTGATGTTCGCCTTAATTACAAGTGAAGATTTGGAAGCCATGGGACAAATCATGGTTAAACAATTAAAGAATCGGTATAATGACCCTGGTTATTACAAACGATTTACGATTGGTGTTGACCGTGCTAAGATGAGGTTGTATGATATTGAACAATCTGCACAATCTGGTTTGGCTGATGCTGGCACTGCGCCAATCGGTTCACAAAACAAAATACAACATAAGAAATTTGAAGGGTTTAAAGTATGATTCTCACCAGAGAACAAGCATTACATTGTTCCAAAGTATTCAATGATTATTTCAGTAACATTGTAAATACCGAAGAATACATGCGTGATGAGAAATTGAAAGACCTTGAAAAGTTACCATCTTCTTTATTTCCACCAGAAGATGATTTGTTTTCTGATTTCACTGTGCATCCAAATGATATGGAAATTGATGTCTGTGAGATACCAAACAGTCAATGGGAAACACTACTGGCAATTACCAGTTCACACATCAACAAAGCACCAGTTGGCAAGAATGTTCAGTTGGCAGTTATGGAGAAGAAGTCGGGAAAGGTTCTAGGTTTCATTCGTTTGGGTTCACCAGTAATCTATATGAAACCTCGTAATGAATACTTGGGGCAGGTCTGGATTCAGCAACCTGATACTGCTAAACGATTCAATACTGCTACTGTTATGGGTTTCGTTATTGTACCAGCACAACCGTTCGGTTTTAATTATCTAGGTGGTAAACTTCTATCTGCGATTTGCACCAGTCATGAAGTTCGTGAAATGTGTAATAAGAAATATGACATGAATGTATGTCTATTTGAAACTACCAGTTTGTATGGTTCCAGTAAGACCGTATCACAATATGATGGTATGAAACCTTATATTCGTTTCCAAGGTTTGACTGAATCTGATATTGTACCGATGATGCATGGACAAAGATACCATGATTTGAAGAACTATGTGGAGAATATTACTGGAGATTTGTTGGCTGGAGATACATCCACTACAAGTAGAAAGTTGAGAACCTTCACAAAGATTATTGCTCTAACCAAAGCAGCACTTAAAGGTACACCTGAAGGAGAGGCATTCTCTTTAACGATTGAGAACGCCAAAAAGTTGACAGAGAAGAAAAGATATTATACTTCTGACTATGGTTTTAAGAATACCGTTGATTACATGAACTGTAAAACGGATGTCCTTTTACCTGGTGAAAACTATGAGAAACACAAACTTGAAAATATCATTACTTGGTGGAAACAAAAGGCAAGTAATAGATATGAATCTTTAAAGGCCGATGGACGCCTCCGTACAAAACTTGAAGTGTGGAATTCGGGTGAACATATACAAATTATCCGTTAATGGTGTATAATAAATACTCTTACACAACGGAGATTTAAAATGGCATATGAAGCCTCGGAAATTATGTTAGCCGCAGCTATGATGTATCCAGATGATGAATTACTGGAATATTCGAAGGACGTAGGTTCTTTGCGTAGATTAATGGTCGAAGCTAAAAAAAGAATACAATCAGGAAAAGATAAAACAATACACTTTGGTAACTCAACCATTGAAAAGGGTTTTACTGATTTAATGGATGAAAATAATAACGAAGCCTTAAAAGATTTAGCAGCTGGAATTTCAGCAGCAATGGGAGTTCGTCAATATCTTTCTGCGGCCGGTGAAGCGGGTGGAAAAAGATTGTCTCCATCCATTTACATGACAGGTAATGTTTGGCCAAGAGAAGTGCAGAAGTTTCAGGTCAATGCTTATGGATTTACAGATTATAATTCTGCTGATGTCATTATAACCGCCGATAAGAAAACTTTTTATGGTGTGTCGTTAAAAAAGAAACGTGATATTGGTGCTGGAGAACCAACACTTATTAATAAGGCTTTTGATACTTTATTGAATGGTAGTAAATTTGATAAAGTTAAAAAAACTTTGGCCGATGCAAGACGAGATTACTTTGCTGGACTTGTTATTGATGCTGTTTCCAAAGGAATTATTAATAAAAAAGATATTAAAAATTTTGATTCTTTAAAAAGAACCGAACAAGGTAAAAAAGAATTGTTTGAAGCTAAACAAAGAGATAAAACTTTGTTTGATAGGTCTTATATCGATACCAAAGGATTCTATAATAATCCTGATGGAGGATACATTCCAAGTCCTTCTTCAATGGACAGGAAAGTTATGTCTGATAAAAGATCCATGAGATATTTTGTCAATAAATCTTTGGCTGAAACTAGTAACCCTTTATGGAAAGAATTTATTGCAGTAATGAACCAGTATTCAGATTTGTTTGCGGATACATTATTAAATATTATATTAAAGACTAAGTTGTTTGAAGAGCTTGATTCTGATGATTTGAAGAAGTATAGTTTTAATTTTTTTCTAGTTACTGGTGTAGGTAATGTGAATGCTAACAAAGGTACAGTTAGTGTTGGGAGTGCTACGGTACTACCTTTAAAAACTACTTTGTGTGGATTAACTAGAATTGAAGAAAAGTATCACAATAAGAAATATGAAATTGTGGTAAATGAAAGTAAAAAAGATGAAGCTGACGCAGCAAAAATATTTTTACAATTAAAAAGAGGTGACCTAACCTTATTGGATCTAGAAATTAGATATAAAGGTTCTTTCAATCCTCAACCACAATTTCAAGGTACTTTAAATCCTGATTTTAAGAAATTACTAGAAAAAGAATGTGGATTCTAATATGTCATTAATTGATTTTGATAAGTTGGCCAAGCAATATGAAACCGTTAACGATTTCGGTTTCTCTGCTGTTTCTGAAGAAGAATATAACTCTGTAATTAATAAAACTGTTGCAACGGCAGACGATTACAAAGCAAGGTTGAAGGAATTAGAAAAGATGATTGTTCCATTCTTGACCAAATTACATTCGACTGGAGACAAAGAATATATATATTGGCCTAATCGTAAACCAGCCATTGAGGCACAAATTGAGAAGATTTTAAAACTGACTAAAGATTAATATGACCGCAACCGTGATTATACCAACTACTGGGTCACCAGAGTTGATTGATGCAGTAAACTCCGTATTAAACCAAACATATGATACACAATGTTATGTTGTTGTTGATGGTGGTGAATATGGTTATGTTGTAAAAAATATGTTGAAGTGGTGTGAGAAACATCCAAAATTTAAAACTAATGTTACCGTTTGTAATTTGCCTTTGAATGTTGGTAAAGGTGGTTTCTATGGCCATCGAATCTATGCTTCATTTACTCACCTAGTTAATACCGATTACATCTTATATCTTGACCAAGACAATTGGTTTGATCCTAACCATGTACAATCTTGTGTTGAGTTGATTGAGAAGAACGGATTACAATGGTGTTATTCTCTCCGCAAGATTGTAGATAAAGATGGCAACTATCTCTGTAATGATGATTGTGAATCTTTAGGTAAATATAGAATGGTTAATAGTGATTACAACCATTGTGATACCAATACATATTGCCTTCCTCGTTCAACTGCGATACAATGTTCATCAGCATGGCATGGTGGTTGGGGACAAGATAGAGTCTTTTTAAAGGCAATCTCGAAATTCTTTCCAAAAGCCGATGGTACAGGTGAATATACTGTGAACTATCGAATTGGTGGTAATGATGGTTCAGTAAGAAAAGAATTCTTTGAACATAATAATGCTATAATGAAAAAACAATATAATGGGGAATTTCCGTGGCGAAAAAAAATCTAATCATCGGTGGTTTTACAAACTACGGTATCAATCAACTAAAACCTTGGGTTCTATCAGCGAAAGAAGTTGCTGGTGATAATGATGTTGTTTTGGTTTATGGTAATGCATCTGACGAAACTTTAGACTGGTTAGTAGAACAAGGTGTAGTTGTTATTCCTATGTTACAGGTACAAAATATACCAATCCATGTTTTACGTTTCTTATCAATATATGAATATCTAGAAAATCATTGGTTTGATTACAATTATGTTGTTACTACTGATGTTAAAGATGTTTATTTCCAAGCAGACCCATTTGAAGATATTATTCACCATAAACTCATTATTGCTTCTGAAGGTTTAAGATATAAAGACGAACCTTGGGGTAACAATAATCTATTTCAAGCTTATGGTCCTTATGTCTATGATAAGTTCAAAAACAACGAAATCTATAATGTAGGAACCTTTGGTGGTAAATCTGAATATGTAAAAGATATGGTGTTTCATATCTTCACCAACGGAATCAACCGACCAATTCCTATTGTTGACCAAGCAGTATTCAATGTATTAATCAACACACAACCATTTAAAGATATTGTGTATAAAACATATACTTGGGCAGCTGAGTTGGGAACAATTATGGATCCTTCTAAGATTGGCCAATTCAGACCTAATCTATTATCTAATGAAC